CCGCACATAGCGGGCTTCAGGAGTGCTGCAGATGTTACGCAGAGGCGCCAGTAGTGACGCGGGCAAAACCGCCGAACAGCGGCTCATTTACCAGTTTGTCATTGTAAAGTGCTTCGCCTTCCAGGGAGAGTGTCGCGGCCTGTTCGCCCAGCCAGTCGAATTCGCTAGTCGGGCCGAAGCTGATACGTGGGACGAAGACGCGCACCTTCTGGTTATCGACGGTAGACTTGCCGTCGAAGATGATGCCCTTGACGACACCAGTCTTGGCGAATGCAGCGATGTTGCCATAGCTGGCGTAGGTGTATTCGACCTTGAACGGCTGCACATAGGTGCCGATGTTGAGGATCTTGATGGCGCCGTGACCCGCATCCTCGATCACATAATCGGTGCCAGCGGTCAGCGTGGCTGCTACCGCAGCGCTATCCTTGATCGTCACCGCCGAGATGAACGGATTGTCGGTGTGGTAGTAATCGCCCGCCGCCATTAAAGGCATTACCTCTGGCGCACCGGAGCCGATACTGGCTCCGGTAACCAGTGCGGTATCGCCATAAAGCGCCAGGGCCAGCATCTTGCGGTCGAACTCCTGCATTTCGAGAGAGATCCGCATGCTTTTTTCTGTCTCGTATTCAGCCAGGGTGGCACGGCTGCCGGAGCAGCTTTCCTTGATCTTTTCGGTGGAACGGTCCTGCGTCAGCTTCAGCACACGGTTGCCGCAGCCGATCTTCTGCACGCTGATCAGCTTGCCGGTTGCGGGATCAAAATCGCCCATAAAGATCGGGCCTTGTCCGTTAAAAATCATTTCATTCTCCTTGTGGTTAACAGGTTTGAGTGGTGCCCAGCACGTTTACTTCAGTCTCGAACGCCAGCGGGTAATAGCCGAAGGCTTTGCCGTATCCCGGCTTGGGCGGCGCGGCCGCCTTCAGCCTGTTAAACCTTGTGGACGGCTGCCAACCGAGCAGCGTTTGCAACACCAGGTGCATCATTTCGCCGGCCGGATTGCGAGTCTTATCCTTTCCCTGGGCGTGATGCGTGGCCACAATCACCAGCCACCGCTGACGCAGCTTGACCAGCTTGCCGTCCAACCCAACCTCCCGAACATCGTCACCGGCGTACATCACAAAACAGGAAGGATTCCGGATGCTTTTCTCCTGCAGCTGAAGCAGGCTCGATATCGGCAGCACATCGATAAAGTCGGTGATCTTGGCCTTGAGCCTTGCCTCGATCAGATCGCCACATTCCAGATGATTGACAGCGGCCATCAGTACCCATCCAGGCTCGAATCGTTGAAAACACGCGGCGGTTTCGAGATCTTCACGCCATTGCTCACCGGCGCATCATTGCCGTTGATGTCTTTATCGAGGCTGGCGCGCCGAGCAGCAACATCGCGCAATAACCGCAGCGCGGCGTCATAGCGCTTTTCCACGATCTCAGGGACCTCGGTGTCATACAGACGGTAACGCGCCACATCGGCCGTCATGCTCTTGACGATATCCGGCACCGACGCCAGCGGCATTGCATAGCGCACGGAGATATAGCTATCCACCTCGGCTTCTGCATCAGCAATGGCGGCATCCAGCACAGCCAGATTCACCACGCCGGTAGTGTTGTCGCGATCGGTGAGCTGGATCATCTCCAGCTCGCCGAAGCGCGCGATCATCTCGCCTGAACTTACGTAAGCCATCAATCAATCACCACAGGTCACACATCGTTGATACTGCAACAAGCCATCGACCGTTACCGCGCCAAGGGCAGCCAGATTGCCAGCCTCGACCACGTGCTCCGGCACTTCATCGCCAGGCGAATACCTGGTCTGACCGGACACGATGGGCGTGACTGCCACGTATTCCGCCATTACTTGGCCTTAGCCTTGCCCTTGCCAGTGTTGGCTTTTGCTTCGGTCTCTGCAGCTTCAGCTTCTGCCTTGGCCTTTGCTTCGGTCTCTGCAGCTTCAGCTTCTGCCTTGGCCTTTGCTTCGGTCTCTGCAGCTTCAGCTTCTGCCTTGGCCTTTGCTTCTGCTTCATCCTGGGCGGCTTTGGAAACTACCTTGGCCTTCACGGCATTCAGTTCCAGCAGCTGCTTGGCGGCCTTGTTATCCAGCTCGATGTCGTCGTTCGGTGCATAGCGCTTGCCGTTGTGGCGGATATTTTCAAGGGCAATGTAGGTCTTTGCCATGTTGTTCTCCTGGTTGATTTTCGGTCGTTCACTAAAACCCTCTCCGGGTGGAGAGGGTTTCGATCAACATGCCTTCTTAAGCCACCGCGCCGGAGATCAGGAAGCCAGCGCTGGCGCCTGCGATCACCGGAGATACTTCGTCGGTAACCGGATAGATCCAGCTCTTGGCATTACGGTCCTGATACGGCTGCTCGACGATCGGATAGCCGCCCAGACGGTAGGTGTAAGCGTAGGTCGGCAGACCCTGATCGGCGATACCGCCGACTTCGGTGTACGCCAGCACGACCTTCTTGCCCCAAACATCTGCCATCGTGCCGTTGTTGTCATAGATGGCATCACCGACCAGCACCCGCTGCACACCGAACAGCGATGCCAGCAAATCAGGCGTGGCGCTGTCGCGGCCGGTGTACTTGATGCGGTCCAGCACCTTCGGATGGTTCCGCAATGCAGAGAACACGGAGGCACCCATCACGATAGTGTTGGGGCGTCGACCGATCTGGGCGCGCACTGCATCCTTGGCAGCTTCGACGTCACCTGCAGGATCGCTGCCGGTATCGCTCCACTGGTCGGTACCGGAGAGCGTGGTCTTGTTGCTGGCCGCGTACTTGGATGCATCGAGCGCCAGATCGGCCTGCGCTTTTTCCAATCGCAGAGCGATGATGTTTTGCACCTTGCGCACAGCGCCGTTACCGAGATCGATACCAGGCACCGCCGCTGCATCTTCCAGCTCCTCGAACGGCACCAGGCCTTCCAGAGCATGCTGCTCCAGCGCGTAGGCTTCACCGGCATGGCCGAACTGGACACGCTTGGTGTTGGCACCTGGTGCACGGCCGGTGGCATACAGCCGGAAGTCTTCCTTGCCGAAGCTGATGATCTTGCCGCCGCGCTGCTGTACCGGCACGTATGGGAACAGCGCCATGCCGATCATTTCGGCGTTTTGATAGCCTTGGGCCGCCGTGGTAAGGATCGGGTCGATCACACGGGCCTGAGCGACTGTCATTTGAGTCATTTCATATCTCCTTGTTAGCTATGGTTTGTTAGCCAGGGTTTATCAGCCAGAAGTGGATCAGGCCGCGTTCTGGATCAGCAACACCTCGATGAAGCTGCCATCGCCTGCGGCAGCTTCCAGCGCGATGCCGACCTTGGCACCGGAGGTCGCCCAGGTGATCGCCTTGCCAGCTGCATTGGACTTGACCGTGGCGCCCTTGCTGATGGCAGCGCCTGCCTCAACTACGGCTGCGAGCGACGCCCAGGGTGTTTTCATCGGCCACGGCCTGATCCTGCGCCGGGGTCACAAAACGGTTAGCCACAATGGCGCCGACGGCTGTGATGCTCAAACTCAGCAGCGCGATATTCTGTTTGCTCATTTCCTGTCTCCTTGTGTTTTAAAGGTGTTGGCCGGCTATGGGTTTACCGGCTACGACACAGCCTTGACGGCGTCGATGTAGGTCATGCCTGAGTTTGCCGCCTGATGCGCTACGGCCTTGCTGTGGATCTCAAGAGCAGCCGGGTCTGCAGAATAGCCTTGCGGTGTGGCAAAGTTCACGACCTCTGTATCGCTGCCGGCTGCCGCATGTTCGGAAAAGTCCACGGACTTCGGGAATGACTGCAGCAGGGTCTTGAAGCTATCCAGCGAGACCGCGACCTTGTCATCGCCCTCGCCGAACTCATACGGCTCATCGCGCTGCGCCAGCAGGTCCAGCGTGGCCACGGCCACTGCCTTGTTGGCTGGCAGCAAGCGGCCTTCCTTGATCAGCCCCTCGGCAAAGCTTTCATGCTCGGCGTGCGCAGCAGCTGCACGGCGCTTGTTTTCTGCCTCTGCAAAATCGGCCTGCTCTTGTTTTAGCTTGGCGTTTTCCGCCTCAAGCGCGGCCAGGCGCGCCTTTTCCTCTGCGGACATTTCGTCTCCTTTCGGTGGTGGTTCTGAAAAATGCGGGGTCTTGAACTCGCGCGCCTCATCGCGCACGGCCATTTCGCGGATGCTGTCGATCTCCCAGCTGGGGATCACTTCGTCTGCCGTATCCTGTCCGAACTGAGCGATCATCCAATCACGCAGGCGGCGGAAGATGCTGGAGGTCTGCCAGTCACCGGCAGAGAACTCGATGACGCCTTCGTCATCTGCAGCGAACTCGACCTGTTTGAGACCTTTCACAGCGGGCGGTACAGCGCCGAGAAAACCGACATGACGCAGGTAATAGACGCCAGGCACAGGATTGCGCGGGGAATCAGGGGAGAAGAATGATGCGGAGATCTTCTTGAAGCGACCGGCCTTCACCAGCTCCGCAAACTCCGGATCTACCTGGTCAGGTTCGGCTGACAAGCCGCCTTCCGAATACTGCAACGCCTTGACCCAGCCATAAGCCGGAGCGTCCAGCTTTGGGTGACCGACGACGATCGGCGCTTCATGCAACACCGGATCGTAGGCGTCTGATGCTGCCTGCAGATCGGATTCGGAGAACTCCAGCACAGCACCGCTCATGGCCGTGTGCTTGCCGGGCTTGAAAATCTGGATGGGGGCTGGTGTTTTCATGCCGCCATGATGAATCTGGCGGCGAGGTGAGACGATAAGGAAGGGCTTCGGTCGCGGGGCGGGATTAAATTGCCAGCGATATTCAGATTACATGGCTAAATGACAAGGCGTCAACTGACAGAATTTACATCCAGGTGCAATATGGCATCGCGTACACCTATGGACATGCCCCTCTGACCGCGTTAACTACCCGTTAAAAACGATTATCTGAAAATTTACGAATATAGATAGTCTGATTGATTTAAAAACGCTCTGTACGCGCACAAATCAATTTCCGACTTCCTGCATGAACTCATCCAGAATGGAGATAATCTCGGATTGCGTATCGTCCGGCAGCTGGCCGGCCTCGTCGATAGGCATGAAAGGCCGTGCGGGGATGGTAGTTCGACGGCCGCGACCGGCTTGGCCACCGAACTGGTGAATGGCCGCATAGACCTTGCCTGCAGTCAACTCTGCGTAATCACGGCCGGATGATGCATCGATGCTGGCGGCAAGCTGGCCGCTATCCTGCAGGATCTTCCCTTGGCGGCCGCTTTTTAGTGGCAGCCAATCGCCGCCAAAAGGCGAGCGCTCTTCCAGGAATGCCTGCTCGGTCTCGTTAGCCAACAGCCTGGCGATATCCTCCATCGGGTCGGAGAGATCTCCGGTCCGGGCGAGCAGCCGATCCAGCATGGCCTGCACTTCTTTATCTTCAACGATAACCTGATACATGGCTATTTACTCCTGGTCATCACGGTGCGATACTGTTGCCAACGATACGGGATCTCTGTCTGCTGTGTCCGTGCACTATAGCTGGCAGGGAGTGGGAGGGAGCAGATACGGAACGGCTCGCACTCCCCCGCAACCGTATCGCCACTAGCCCGCTAAGCGGGCTTTTTATTTGCCATAAAGCAGCGCGCCCTTGCGCTGCCCATTAAGGTAGGAAGAGCCGGACGGCATTACGTTGTAGATCAGGCTGCCATCCACGTTCATTCGCACTATGACCAGCAAGCCTCGATCCTGGAACAAGCCGATGTAGCGATGGCGGTACCCGTTCGCGTAAGCGGAAAGCCAAACCTCGTATGGCTGCTGCAGCGCAGGCAGAACAAATCGCGCAAAGCGTTCGCGCGCGTCCGACTCTTTTTCCACAGCATGAGCCAACATATCGTAGCGCACCACCACGTCTTCGACGGGTGATTTTACAATGCTGAGTGGCTTCTCCGGCGACACTCCCAGTTCTACTGCCAGAATATTCAATGCAGCTGAGCGCGTAGGTGCGGCCGGCAGTATCTCTGGCGACGGCAACAATGCATCCTGCGGAACATCTCGCAAGGCTGGACGACCATAATCCAGATATGTCTTCTGATGGCCAGCAAATGGGAAATCACCTCGACTCTCCCAATATGCCCAGGCACGCCCAGGGTTGTAATCCCAGCCGATATCCGGCGAAAAGGCGCGGCTCATGCCGGGAAGCCTGACCACAGTTCTGGTGATAGGTTTGCCCTGGCGATCCTCGACCTCTTCCTGCTTCAGATACCCATCGGAGTTGGAGACCTCCAGCCCGTAGCGCTTGAGATCCCGTTCTGTGAGATTACGTGCGCGGCAGCGGCAGTTGAAGCCATTGGGCGGCGCGATGTGCTGCCATATCGGGTCATCAATGCGGAACACGCGCTGATGCAGCTCCGCATGGCTTGGCCGGGTTCTGTCATCC